TCATTTTCCATATTAACACCTCCGATACAAGTATTATAATTGAAAATTAAGAAAATTACAACAAAAATTTAAAAAAAGTTAAAAAAACTTAATTTTTTTTAAAGAAAAGTATTGACATTTTTTTATAAGTGATATATCATAATCACAGGTAAGAAATCATAACTTTTCTAAAAAGGGAGGTGATCATATGGAGTTAGAATTTGATTATAGTAAATTATTAGGTAGAATAAAGGAAAGGTTAGGAAAGCAAGAAAATCTTGCAGAAAAAATAAAGCTTTCACAAGTTTCATTAAATAAAAAGCTAAATAACCAAGTACCTTTTTCTCAAAAGGATATTATAAATATAATAAAAGAATTAGAAATACCTTTTGAAGAAATACCTAATTATTTTTTTACACCAAAAGTTAAGAAATCATAACTAAAAGGAGAATGAATATGAAAAAAATTAAAAATGCGACACGACACACAAATAGAAGGAGGGTTTCCTTTGAAAGAAGATTTAATTTGGAAAGAACTAAAAAAATATGGAATACATAACGAGAAAGAATTAGATGAAGCAATAAGTAAAACAACATTAAATATAAGTTGTTTTGTAAGTAAAGAAGGAGTGGTTACAAATGAGAATAGTTAATAAAAGAAAATTTTTAAAAAGTATATTTACATTAATATTCATTATAATAGTAAGTTTTATATGTTTTAATTCAATATTTGATAAGGAAGAAGTAACAACAAAAGAAATTCAATATACAGTATCAAAAGGTGAAAGATTATGGGATATTGCAGAACAATATAAAAGACCAGGACAAGACATTAGGGAATACATATATGAAATAAAAAAAATAAATAACATGGAAAATTCAACAATATATGAGAATCAAGAATTAACCATAATTGTATATGAGGAGGTTAAATAATGATTCAATACTATCAAGAGTTATTAAATAGATGCATTGATAAGCAGGAAGACCAACAATTACTTAAGAGAATGCAAACAACTTTAGCAAAAATGAAAAATAATTTAAAAGAATTGAAAGGAGGCGAAAAGATATGGGATATCAGCAAATAAAAGACCTTATTTCAGATATAGATCAATATCATAATGAAGCTGAATTAAGAGAAATTCTACAACAAATTTTATTCATCTGTGAAGATAACTTAAAAAATGAACCATCTACCGACAACCAAATCGAAAAATAGATGATTCATAAAAATATTTATATAAATACTTCTATGTTCATTTTATCATAGAAAGTTAGAAAGGACAATAATAATGGACAAAATTTTTCATAACTCAAATGGAAATTCATACTACATCTTATTTGGAGAAAAAGGTAAAAGAAGCCTTCTCTGTAACTTGAATAACAATAGTAGTGCAAAATATGTAATATGTGCAGTATTAGAAGAAGATTCTTGGTGGCAAGGAAATTATTATGAAAGCTTTGAAGAAGCTTATGAAGATTGGAGGAAAAAATAAAATGAGTAATTTATATCAATTAACAAGTAATTATGAAACTTTATTAAATATGCTATATGACGAAGATATAGACGAGCAAGCAATATTAGATACATTAGAAGGTATTGAAGGAGAAATAGAAGACAAAGCAGATGGATATGCAAAAATCATAAAAGAATTAGAAGCTAAACAAAATGCTAGAAAAGAAGAAGCAAAAAGATTAACAGAAGGTGCAAAAGTATTTGAAAATAGAGTAAAAGCATTAAAAAGCAATTTATTTAATTCAATGAAAGCTACAGGAAAAACAAAATTTGCTACAGATTTATTTAGCTTTAATATTGCAAAAAATGGTGGAAAACAAACATTAACAATAGATGGAGAAGTACCACAAGAATATACAAAAACAATAATAGAAAATGATACAGATAAAATAAGACAAGCATTAGAAGCAGGTCAAGAATTACCTTTTGCTCATTTAGAGCCAAGAGGGGAAAGTTTGAGGATTAAATAATGAATTGTGTAAAATGCGGAAAAAAATATGCAAAAGGCAGAGGTGCGTTATCTAGAAGAGATAATAAAACCGAAATATGTCCAGAGTGTGGATTTAGAGAAGCAATGGAAGATGCTGAAAAAATATTTGCAATAAAAAAAGGAGTCAAAAAATAATGAAATTGGAAGGCGAATTGTTAGTTAGATATGAAGGATGTTGCGATGATCTTATAAATATCTTATTAAAAAATGGTTATACATTAACTATGGATTTAAATGAAAACAATGAATTAAAAATTTTATATTATAAAAAAGTAAATTACTAAAAAAGAAAGGAGAATAAAAATGGAAGAAAATAGAGTTGTATTGTCATTAGAAAAATATATGGAAATGTATGACAAAACTAAAAAAATAGAAAATCAATTAAGTCAATTAGGTAGTTTAATTTTAAATTATACAGAATTGAATGACAAGAAAGAAGACTTGAGAATAGATGGATATGATATGAAATATGGAAGAGTTTTAGATTTGATTAGAGAAATTTTCCCTCAAGAATATGAAACAAGACTTAAAGCATTAAAGGAGGATGAAGAATAATGGGAATACCAGTTTTAATTTTAGGAGAAAGTGGATCAGGAAAAAGCTGTTCATTAAGAAATTTTGAAAAAGATGATGTAGTTATTTATAACATAGCAGGTAAGCCATTACCATTTAAAAAACAACTAAATAAAGCTGATAATGTTACATATACACAAATCAAAAGTAATATGCAAAAAGGTAATTTTAAAACTTATGTAATAGATGACAGCCAATATTTAATGGCTTTCGAGATGTTCGATAGAGCAAAAGAATTAGGTTATAACAAATTCACAGATGTAGCACTTAATTTTAGAAGTTTAGTAGATTTTGTAATAAAAAATACTCCTGATGATGTAATCGTGTATTTCTTACACCATACAGAAGTAACAGATACAGGAAAAATAAAAGCTAAAACATCAGGAAAAATGCTTGATAACCAATTAACTTTAGAAGGATTATTTTCTATTGTACTACTATGTAAAACTGATGGACAAGAGCATTATTTTGAAACTCAAAGTGATGGATATACAACTTGTAAAAGTCCAATGGGAATGTTTGATTTGAAAATTGATAATGATTTGAAAATGGTAGATACAAAAATAAGAGAATATTACGAACTAAATAAAAAGGAGGAAAAACCAAATGAGCCTACAAAGAAAAGTTGAAAGAAATCAATTAAAGCAACAATGGAAAGAGCATAACAAAGGTGTAGCCAAAAGATATAGATCAGACTTCAAGGGATTTTGGAGATGGTTTCAAAAAAGAAAGAGGGGTGAAAAATAATGGACTTTAACACATTAGAAATAATAGGGTTAGCTTTTTTAAGCGGATTACATATATCAGAAATGGTAGAAGATTTGAAAGAAGAAGACAATGAAGAACAAGAAGAAAATAAAACAGAAAAAGAAGAAAAAGATGCAGATGTAGAAATATCAGTAAAAAAAATAACACCTGAAGAAATGGGCAAAATATTTGATGATTTAAAAAATAAAGTATTAGGAGGTAAAGAATAATGGCATTAGATAGAGTTTTTAGTACACCAACAGTAACTGTAGATCAAGATAAATATGATGATTTAATAAAAATTCAAGATAGATACAATCAGTTAATAAAAAAAGAAAAAAGTACATTTGATTTTGGAAGAGCAATTCAATTATTAAAAGAAGGTAAAAAAGTACAAAGAAGCGGATGGAATGGCAAAAACCAATACATAGAATTAGCAACAAATATTAGTTACAAAAATGCTAATGATGAAATTATAAACACAGAACATGAAGCAATAGGAAATAAAGCAATAGCTTTTGTAGGAACATCAGGTGTTCAAATGGGATGGTTAGCAAGTCAAGCAGATATGCTTGCTGAAGATTGGAAAATAGTTAAGGAGGAAAAATAATATGGAAAAATTAAATGGATATGATGAAGCACAAGCTTTAACAGGAGAATTTGAAACACTAGAACCAGGAGGTTACATATGTGTAATAAAAAAAGCAAAAGAAGAAACAAGTTCTACAGGAAAGAAAATGCTAGTAATAGCATTTGATATAGCTGAAGGAGAGCACGCAGGATTTTATCAAAGAAGATTTGATGATTTAGTAAAAACAAATCCTGATACAAAATGGGGTGGAGTTTATAGACAAATGTTAGAAGGAGAAAAAGCAGCAGGATTCTTAAAGGGAATGATGACATCATTAGAAGCATCAAATCCAAACTTTAAATGGAACTGGGATGAAAGCAAATTAGTTGGATTAAAATTTGGTGGATTATTTGGAAAAGAAGAATATGAGAATCAAGTAACTGGCGAAAGAAAAATGACAACAAAAATCAGATTCATTAGAACAGTTGAAGCAGTAAAAAGTGGAAAATTTGAAATTCCAAACGACAAAATGTTACCTACTAGAGGAGAAGCATTTGATAGTTTTGCAACAACATCTAGTGATGATGATCTTCCTTTCTAGGAGGTAAGCAATGAGTTTGATAAGAGAAGTTAAAGAAAGAGCAGATATAATCAAAGTCGCAGAATTTTATGGATTAAAAATGAATAGGGCATATAAATGTGTATGCCCATTCCATAAAGAAAAGACAGCAAGTCTTTCAATATCTCCACAAAAACAAATATGGAAGTGCTTTGGATGTGGAAAAGGTGGAGATGCAATTTCTCTTGTATCAGAATTATTAAATATAAATGCTTTAGATGCAGCAAAAAACATAAACACAACTTTAGGTTTAGGATTAGATGCAGAAAAGCCAAGTAATTATTTAGAAATAAATAAATACAAAGAAAAAAGAAAAACAGAAGAAATGTTTAAAAAATGGGAATTAGAAACATTTATATTGTTAACCGATTATCTACATTTGTTATGGAGATGGAAAGAATTAAAAGATCCTGAAAACGATTTGTATATAGAAGCATTACACCAAGCAGATTATATAGAATACATAATAGATGCAATATTTATAGAAGGAACAAATGAAGATAAAATATGGTTTTGGAAATACGAAAAAAAGGTGGTGAAGAGAATTGAGTCAAGAATTAGAACTTTCAGAGCAACTAATAAGTGAAGGATTTACACCTTTTGGAGAAATTGAAGAATTAACAAAAGAGAATATTTTAGATAAAGAAATATTTGAACATATATTTTCAATTGATAACCAAATAGCAAGAACAACATTAATTATAAAATTACAAGATAAGGCACGAGAATTAGGTAATATAAGAAGTTTTGACAAACTTTTGAAAGCATATCAAACAGAATTTGCACAAAAATTCAAACAAAGAGGAAGTAATACAATTCAATTCACACAACCACCAATTGAAAATCTAAAGTGTGGAAAATGGGAGTGTGAAGATACAGGAGTAACAAAAAGTACTCTTGGTGCAGGTATGATTCCACAAACAATAGTAGCTTGTTCACATCCTATATTACCAGTAGAAAGATTAATTAATGTTGATTCGGAGACAGAAAAAATAAAACTAGCATTTTTTAAAGATAATAAATGGCAATACATAACAATTGAGAGAAGTATGGTAGCAAATAAATCTAATATTATCCAATTATCAGA